TCTTGTTGAAGTAAACTTCAATTTCCTGTTGACTGCCTTCTCATGGAAGCCGTGAGAGGCAACCGCCGATAAGCTCTCTTCTCGATTCGGAGCCCCGCGCGGCGGTGCCTCCACATCCACGTTCACGCTATGAACCGTAATCAAATCTTCGAGAATGGATGGTCCAACGAGACATCGCGCAAGCTTTATGAGACTAACTGGCCAACTGAGCCGGATGTTGCTCGGATGTACGAGGATGGAGGCCAGTGCGGTGGGTGCGCATTCTTTGCAGCTTTCAACGCGGACTGGGGTTTGTGTTGCCATAAGGATTCCAGGCATCATTTTGAAACCGTCTTTGAGCACTTTTCTTGTCCAGCTTTGGTCAACGAGGGATGGGGACCACATAGTTTTACTGCCGACCCGGAGTTCCACTGCCGCTGTGGAGGGGAAGCCACACCCCTCACGTAGCCCGCGGCCGAACAAGTCAGTGGTGGCAACGGCGGGTAGCGTCGGGAGTTCGCTGCGCTCTGGACGTCTTTTCGCCGCCGTGCCACATTTTCAACGTTCTACTTCCCCCGCCACTTCCGCACCATCGCGGCGAGCGACATGACGCCGACTGCCAATCCCACCAACAGCGAGGCGATCCGCAGGTGCCACTCGATCTGCTCTTGGAACGACGTGATGAGCCCCACCACTGGCGAGGCGATGCCGATGATGGCTTTGCTGACGTAGTCGAGGTCGATGGGCGGGCGCATGGTCCGGTGGGCGGTGTCAATCACGGGGAACCGGCGGGCGATACGGTCGCCAGTCGGGAGCGGATGAACCGGCTGTTGGCGTCGGCATCCACCAGTGGGACGTAGGCGATGGTTTTCCACTCCTTCAAGTCGAGGCTCACTTCGATCTCGACCACGCGGACCCCGGCAGGCTTCGACGGCAGGGGCGGCATGGCCTTGGACACTTCATCCGAAGGCGGGGATTCGCCGACGGCGTTGAAGGCGACGACCACAAAATAGTAGGTCACGCCGGGAAGCAGATTGGTGGCTTTCGCGCCTGTGGTGGTCGTGCTGACGGTCTGGGTGTAGGTGCCGGGTGCCGTGCCGTAGCGCACCTCATAGCGGGTCACCTCGTCCTCGGGGGGATTCGGGTTCCAGGTCAGGTTTGCGGACAGCGCGTGGGCATGGGCGGCAAGCGCGAGTAACAATAGCAGGGCTTTGGGTATCAGTGTTTTCATGGTGACTTGAAGCAGGTGTCAATTGCCCAGCGGCACGGCGTCGAGTTCCTCGCGGGTGGTGGCGGAACGGATGGCGGCCCGGCGGGTGGCGTGGAGTGTCCAGAGATCGCGGATGGCGACGCCGTAGGCCACGAGGAGCAGCCGAAGCGCCCTGACTCCTGGCAGCGTGTGCGGGATGCCGCGGACGTCGGTAATGACCTGGGGCGTGTTCATGAAGGCGGTTTTCGACGCCGCGTCGGGTTGGAGTTCGTGGGCCTCGCGCAGGAGGGTGAGCAGCCGGGTGAACGCCTGTTGGTCGGCCTCGCCGGCGGCGAGCGTGATGCCGTTGATCTCGATCCCGAGCTTGAGACGCTGCTGGGCGGCCTTTTCAAGCTGAAGGCGTTTGACGATCATCGCGGTGCGGAGGGCGACCTGTTGCAATTGGGATTCGGTCATGGTTGGATTGCGGTGGTTAGATTTCGCTCAGTGTGACGTTGGCTGCGACATAGTAACCGGAGGAATATGAACCGAAGAAACTGTAGCCGGACCAATCGAAGGTGCCGTCGGCGGTGAAAGTGAACTCGGCGTAAATCTCCGAGGGCATTGTTGGCGTGCCATTGAGGAGGGCGGAAAAGCTGGCATCGCTTCCGATGTATGCATCCAGATAGTTGCTCGACACATTCTGCACGTTGGAGAACGAGGCCGAGCCGTAATTGACGTTGGAAATCCCGAAGTATTCGCCGCTGACCGGAATGTCGCTAAAGTTGTCGATCCTCACGTGGTAGTTCCTGCCCGCCTCGACCAAGCCAAAGGAGACGATGGACTCGTAGCTGTCTATGTTCACCGAATTGACCTGTGGCGGGGCGAAAGGACCGATGAAAGTGGTGTCGATCTTCACCCAGCCATCGTTGGCGGTGGTCATGTCGTTTTTGGTGCAGATCCATGCGTCGATCCCATAGACTGCGATGCGCCCCTTCCAACCTGGCGTGCCGTCGATCATCTGATCGGGTTGGTAGTTGGTGGGTTCACCGTCGTGGATCAGTGGATACCAGACCCCGGCGATGTTTTGCCGTGGCAGTGTCAGGTCGGGCGGGGCCTCGGCTGCCTGGATCGCGTTTCGCACGTATCCCCGCTGCGTGGCCGTGAGAGACTCCTGCGCATCGTGGCGCAGATATTTCGGATGCGGGTCCGTGGCATTGAGGTGAGCGGTCATTGCCGCAGTTACATCCGCAGGTGAAGCGATGTTCTGCGGCAGTGGATACGGTGGCTCGGCGGAAGTGGGCACGCCCTCGGTGCCGCGGTTCACATCGTTTTCCACGACGACGAGGAACGTCCGGGTGCTGGTTGGTTCGCCTGATCCTTCGCGCCAGGTGATCTCGCCCATGAGGGGGATTTCGGCAAGCTCGGTGCCGGTGGACGATCCCACGCCAAGTGCCGAGTCAAGTTCCACCGTGTTGAAGCTGGGCGAACACTGATAGACTGGGTTCTCTACGTCCACGGCCGGCATCGTCCAAACGGCGTCGTGAACGAGATAGCCGATGTCATAGCGGTTGCGCGGCTTGATACCGAATCGGATTTCCAGCGTGGCCGGATCGCCGATGGCAACGGGAGTCACGCCGCCGTCGAGAAAGGACACTTCCAACAGGGCCGCGTCGCCGCGCTTGAACCGGAGCGAGGTGACTGGATTGCGAAATCCCGGGCCTTCGATGAGTTGCAGCGTTTCGAGATCGACGTGGAGCTTCACGTCCATGCCTGGCTGTCAACCGGGCGCTGCCGTGGGTTCGTAGGTCTCGCCGTGGGCGGTTGGTTTCACGCCGCGTTGGCTGTCGCTGAAACACCGGACCATCATGTTGACCAGCCGGGTTTCGCCCGGGGATGACGGCAGCGGGATTTCAAACCAAGACGACCACGGGTTTTCGATGCTTCCCGGCCAGGTCCACGATCGTGATGCGACCAGCGATGGCGCGGGAGATGGAGGCTCGCCCGGATCTGCCGGGATCACAGGTTCGGCACCACGGGTTTCAGGGTCTTCGATCTCCCATGCTGTGTGGGCGGCAACGGCTGCATCATAGGCATCCTTGAGGGTTTTCCACTCGATCCATGCTTTCGGGAAAAACACCTCATCCCATTGGACCGCATACGTTGAACAGCCGTAGCCGTCCGGGATGCCGAGTCGGTATCGGGCAAAGCCGAGTTCAACCACCTGATCCAGCAAACTCAACGGAGTGCGGTTCTCGCGCCACGAATCGCAGTCCGTGCCATAGGTGAAATCTTCGTTGTCCCATGCGACCGCGCTCTCCAACGCTGCAATCGCTGCGGTTCGTGCGGCATCAATGTCGATTGCGTCCGACACGCTGGAATCACTTCCCCCGGTTTTGGGTTCTCCTTCCGTGATGTTGCGCACCGCAGTCGAGACCGGAAAACCGCCCAACTCCGCATTGAATGCCTGGCTTTGCGTCCACTGCAAGAATCCGCCGTCGTTGTAGTTCCAGCGGGTGGTCCTGTAATAGGTGTGGGTGACGCTGTTATAGATTTCCCAGGCGAGGTCGGCCGCTCCGGAAAGCGATTGGCATTCCTTTCGTGGTGCCTCGCATGCCGGTGACTGGCAATCGCAGCAGGAAACCAAAGCCGCATCCTGGGAGGTTTTGATGATCATTCGCGTGAATAGCTGAGGGTTCCGGCGCAATGCTTGATGGTGAACGGCCCGCAGCCCGTCGGTTCCAGCCGGACTGAACCGTTGTGGATGGTGAGTTTGCCGATGGGCAGGACGATGTTGCCCTTGCCGGTAGAAACCACTGGCGCGGTGTTGGCCGGATAGTCGGTGCCCTCGGACCATGCGGTTTGGGTCCAGTTGCCGGTGGGTTTGGTGCCGGTTTTCACGCCAGGCAGCAGGAGTTCACCGTCGTCGTCCCGGTTCACCTCCACCTCGAAGCCGATGGACACGAGCCACACGCCGTTGGTCTGCGGGTTGAGTTCCTGAGGATCGAGATTCCAGTTCTGATCGCCGCAATGGATGAGTCCGCCGCGGATGCCTGTTTTCGTGAGGGTGCCGTCCTTCCAGGTGATGATCTCGCCGAACGGGCATGGTATGCCGCCGCCTGATTCGCCGGATGACGAGCTGCGCGACCGGAATGCGAATCCGCTGGAAGTGAACACCAGTTCCATGCCGGCGGAGGGGCGCGGGGTGCGGGCTGCGAGCGCGTCGATGACCGCGTTCCAATCGCTGGCGAGGATCGGATTGCCGGGACGCTTCTTGGGTGGCAGGCGCATGACGGTCAGTCGTTGTAGATGTCCGGATCCCAGCCGCCGAGGTCGCTGGCGATCCATTCGCGCTCGATGCGGTAGGAACCGCCCTCCTGGGTTTGGGTGACGCCGTTATAGAGCCAGTTGCGACCGTCTGACAGGGCTGGCTGGCGGCCGTCCGGTTCGTCGATCTTGCCGATCTTCTGCACGTCGGAGGAGGCGGCGGATGATTTTCTCACGGTGGCCTGCCGCCAGGTGACTTTGGGCGAGTAGTAGGAGGTCTGGCCGCGATTGATCTTTTCGAGTGCCTTCAATCCGAGGGCGCTTGTCACCTTGTCCTTGTAGGGGGTGCCCGACGCATCCTTTTCCTTGCCGCCGATGATGGCTTGAAGCGCCTCCAGTTCGGATTCGGCCAGGTCGCGAAATTTCTTGTGGGAAAGCAAGGGTTCCTCCGAGAGCGACAGCCCGAGCGTGTGGGTGGTTTTGTTAGGATCGGCGTCGTTGTTGTCGGTCCCGGCATAGTGGCAGGTGATTTGCGCGAGATCGCCTTCGCTGACCTGGGCGCTGGCATTGTCCACGGTGATGAACGGGATCTCCGGGTGGGACGTGCCCGGACGCGGCATCAGCTTGGTGATGGAACTGCGGTGGCAGAGGAAAACCTGAGTGGCCGTCCACTTGCCCTCGCGGTCCACGGCGATGCTGTAGTCCGGCTGTGGGTAGAGTTTTCCCGGTTCGATGGAAACGTGTCTCGGCATCCTGGCCGGGACGTGGCGTCAACCGAAGGCCGCTTGCCCGCCGCCACCGAGCTTTTCCACCCGGCGCGTCAGGTCTGTTAGCAGGCGGTTGGTTTCGCCGGTCAGCCGGTTGTTTTCCCGCTGCGCATCGAGCGCGCCTGACGAATAACCACCGCCGCCGACTTTCCCCAAGGACGTGACGATTGGCGCGAGGTTGGCGGATTGATGGATCGCCGTGGGCGTGGTGGTCGTGGTTTTCGCCGCCACGGTGGCCGCCTGTTTCACCTCCTCGGGCTTTGGCATGGCTTCGCGGATGGTTCCAAGGACGGTATTCATGCTCTCCCGCAGTCCGGAGGTGTCGATGACCTCGGCGGTGTTGGAGAACGCGTCACCAAAGCGGGCGGAGATGTTTTCACCTGCCTCCTTCAACCTGAGTCCGACTTTGGCGGCAAGCGGCCCAAGCTGGTCACCCGCGTCACTGTAACGTCCTGCCGCCTCGGCATCGAGAACTCCCGCCGATTCGCGCAAGGCTCCCTGGGCGGAGTTGATGGAATCGCCTTTGCCAAACAACTCGGCGAGCGGGCGCGCGATTTCCAGGGCTTCGGCGAGTCCCTTCTGAAGGAAACCGATCGCACTGAGGAAGATCCCGATCAGCGCATTGCCCATGCCCTTCCAGAAGTCGGCGGTGGTGATGACCTGGAAGTAGGTGATGGCGGTCCTGAAGATTTCGACGATGTATTGACCGGCGGCGGCGATGGTGGCGCGGAGCGTGGCCCACAGGAAATTCACGCTCATCGCAAATCCGAGTTTCAAAGACGATCCGACGAGGTTGATGAACTGGCCGCTCTTGAACACGGTGATCACATACTGCATGGCATCGCGGATTTTGTGACCCGCCTCCGCCGCCAGTGGGGCGAGTTTCTGGGCAAGCGCGATGGCTTGTTCTACCAGGGGCCGGATGGCATCGTTGATCGGCGTGCCGAGGGTGAGGAACACTTCGTTGATTGTGTCCTTGAGGGTCGAGAACAGGCCCGAGGTGGTTTTGCTCTGCGCCTCCATCATGCCCGCGAACTTGCCGCCCTGCGTGGTCATGTTGATGAATGCCTGCTCGATTGCGGGAAACCCGACCTGGCCGGATTCGACGAGTTTTTTCACCTGCGAATCCGAGACGCCAAATTGCTTGGCCAGCTCCCCGATGATCGGAATCCCCCGGCCCGTAAGCTGGTTGATGTCCTCGGCAAAGAGTCGCCCCTGCACCCGGGCCTTGCCGTAAAGTTCGGCGATCTCGTTGACCGGTGCCTGCACGCCCGCCGACACGTCACCGATGCGGGCGAGAGTCGCGGCAACCGTGTCGGCCCCCTCACCGAAGGCGATGAGCTTGCGGCCGGCATCCGCCAGTTCAGGGAATTCGAAAGGAGTCTTGGCTCCGAGTTCGCGGAGTTGCGCGAGAGTTTGTTCCGCCTTGGCCGCGTCACCGATCAAGGTCGTGAAGGCCACTTTCGTTTGTTCGAAATCCGCGGCGGAGGTGACCGCCTTGATTCCTGCGGCCAATGCCACGCCACCACCTGCGAGAGCGGCTCCGAGACCAACCTTCAGTCCGGCGGCACTCAGGCTCGCCATCTTCTTGGCCGATGCGGAAACGAGCTGGGTGGCGCTCGCCATGGACCGCTTCAACGCGGAGATGTCGGCTCCAAGGGTGACGGTCAGGGCGCTCATGCGCCGGGAGTGGAGTCAACCGGACGATGGTCCTGCGGTGCTCAACTCTCGATCATGCGGCAAAAGCAGTAGATGAACTTCTGCTCATTGCCACCAGGCGTGATATGGGACTCCTTCTCATGCCCGAGTAACTGGAACGCTTTGCCAAACTGCGCATGCAGCTCTGTGGCGCTGTATCTCGCGACAGGCAGTCCGCTGCACTTCGTTGGACCATCTTCCGCAAAGGTGGCAACTATTACGAGGCCGCCTGGTTTGACGGATGCCAGCACTTTCGTCACATAGGCAGCGCGATCCTCCTCGTCGGTGAGAAAGTGAAAAACCGCCCGGTCGTGCCAAACATCATACGTTTCACGCGGCAGGTCGGCTTGCAGCACATCGGATTCGATCCAATGGACGGCATTTGCTCGCGTTCCTAACCGTTCCTTCGCCGCATCGAGTGCATGCTTCGACAAATCCAGCACTGTGATGTTGTGAAAACCGTGATTGAGCAGATCGTCGACCAGCGCTGAGGCCCCCCCTCCCACGTCGATGACAGCCGCCGACTCAGGCGTTCCCGCATCGAGTATCAAGCGTAACGAAAGCGCCGCGTGCTCTTGGAACCAGCTAACCTCATTGGTCGCATTTTCTGTATAAACCCCCTCCCAATGTTGTTTGCTGCTCATAGCGTTGCAATTCCTGATGATTCCGTGTCGGCGTCAGGGTAGCATGAGTTTCAACGATTTCAAGCTGGCAGACTGGCCGGTCACGTTTGAGATATGGCTTCTGCTGGATTCAATCTCCCCCGCAGCGCCTCCAGTTGCTCCCGAAGGCTGGTTAAACTTTCCCCAGTGACACTCCAGTTCGTCCGCACCCCGTTTCTCCGAAACAGGCAGTGCTGATACTGAGCGAGTCGCGCCAGCGGCATGAACAGGATCCGCTCCTCGGGCCAACCCGTCTCGGCGGCCACGGCGAACACTTGGGCGGCTAGGAAGCCGGGCTCGTCGCAGGGTGGGGCTTTTTTCCACCGATTTCCCCCATGGTTTCAACCTGGGCCGCTTCCAGTTCCCGGCTCTGTTCTTCCAGGCGCTTGAAGGCGATTTGGAAATCTGCCGGGGTGAGTCCACCGCAGAAGATCAGGGCCGACTCGCGGAATGTCTGGTCGTTGAACGATGCCCGCACGACTTCGGGCCATGGAGCGCAGTGGGTGAAGACGAAGCCCATAATGGCCGAGGTGAACTCTGGCGTGCCGTCCTTGGGCATCTCGCCTTTCAACAGCGGATTGTCCGTCCGGAGGAGCACATCGTAGCTGGCGAGGGACAGGGGCCGCATGGCATGACCTGCGACGATGGTTTCCACATCGTGGAAGGCGGTGGATAAAAGTGTCTGGCGGTCGGTGTCGTTCATGGGATCTCAGAGGTATTTGAGGAACAGGTCTTCGGTGGCGGGCGACGCATCGAGCGGAATGAAGGCGATCTTGCCCCGGCGTTTCACGCAGGCCAGCGGCACATCCCGCTTCACCTTGTCCACCAAGCGCTCGCGGTTGAGCAGGGCACACTTGATGTAGGCGAACGGATGCTCTGGATTGGCGCGGTGCCAGCCGTCGTCATGCCATGCCGCGATGAGTTCCTTTGTCTGGAACTTGCCACACGGGCTCTGCGGATCGAAGAACCAGACGGTGCGCTCGCCGCGGATGCCGTCGCCGACGACGCGGACAAATGGTTTCTCGGCGAGCGGGATGCCGACTGCCGTCAATGCGGCGGCAAGGCAGGTGTTGCTGGTGGCGGTGCAGGACAGGTGGGATACGGCGTTCATCTCTCGATCTTTGTTAGAATTGAAAAAGCTGGTTCATGCACCGCCCGTGACGACGAACGGATAGTGGGTGGCGGTGAGGTCGATCTTCTCGAAATCCTCGTTGTTGAGGCTGCGGCTCACCTGCATGAGGATCGTGGTGCCGCCGGTGGCCTGAAGGTGTGCGGGGATGGCATTGGCGAGTGCGATTGCCGCGCCGATCTTGCCGCTGAACGACGAGGTTTTGGCCACCAGTCCGGACAGCTTGATCTCGACCTTCTCCTGATAGAGTGAAAGGCCGATGACTTCGCCGCCCTTGTTGAGGACTGTCTTCTCCTGGTTGGAAAAGTCGAAGGAAAGGTCGGTGATGAGGAGTCCATCCTGATCGTTCGGGATGCCCCAGTTGCCGGTGGTGCCAAGGAAGGTTGCGGCCATTTGACCGCGGGCGGCGTGTCAACCGCATCAGATGGCAGACACCACCGCCTCGTAGCTGAGAACCGATTCGCGTCCCCGAGCTTCGTCCGGAGTTGTGGCGCTCTCGCGGTCTAGCAGGTCATGGAGGACAAAGGTGTCCGAATCCAATGCCGCTTGGATCGCCGCCTTGCCGCCGAGCAATACCACCAGCTTTCCGGCCCAATCCGCATGTGTTTCTGCGAGGGTATCGTCCACTTGGGAAAACAGATGCACGTCGAGTTTAATTCGGGCGGTGTGGGGCATTCCCTGGATTGGCTTTGATTCAGAGGTGTTGAGAACCACGCACGGGCGGGTGCGGATTTCATCGCGGCGGGCGACATGAACCGGCAGGACGGATGAATCCGGAAATCCATCGGGCCTGTGGGTGTCGATCCACTCAGCCAGGAGAAACGAGAGGCGGTCTTCGATCAGGTTTGGCATCTTGGCTGTGGCAGCGAGTCAACCCGAGTGCGTGCCTGATCTGGAAAGATTCTTGATTACTTCCAAACCCTCTCTATGTTGAAGGGTAGAATCCTGATCAAATCAGGCTGCGCTATCGCTGGAGAGTCGGAATAACAAAACCTTTCGTTATTATGGCCATGCTGCGTATCTTGTTAATTGGTTTAACCTGCTTGTCGCTTTTTGGGTGTATTCTTTCCCAGGATGACCGCTTGCCGGAGGAAACGAAGTTCCGCGAGATCCGAAGCCCAGCCGACGTGGCGGGGGTTTTCAGGAATCGTGGATTCTCTTATAGTGGTGACTGGCATCCGCTGCTTTCGGACGTGCTCTTCCCGAACAGGAAATTTGATGTGCCGCCCGGAGAAATCCGATTCAGGAGCAAAATGCCAACGGGTTTCAGATGCGAGGCGATTTCAAAGGGCAGGGTGATTGCCGTGACTGATCTGGTAGAGAGCCGCGATTTTCGCATCACTGATGGCGGAATACGTCTCGACCCGAAATTCTCGCCGGGAATCGACGTGAGTGGAGTCGGTATCGGCGGAGAATCATCCGTCATTCGCTTGGTGGACACACGTTATATTGTCCTGAGCCAACGTCAGGGAGGATTCGGGCTGATGTTGTTCATCTTGCCGTTTGGGGGGATGGACTCGCGTGACGCTCTTTTTGAGAAACTGGAGTGAGATGAACACCGAGCACTGCCAAAAACACTCCTTCGCTGGTGTGGGGATGTAAGGGATAGCCGGATTCAAGTAGTATGCTTTCGGCTTACTGAGATGACATCCTACCCCGTTCTCCGCAGCGAGCGATTCGCCTTGTCGCTGATCTTGCGCAGCGAGGTGGAGAGTGCCTTTCTCAATCGCCCTGCTGCCACTTGAAGAGCGAGGTTGATGCCTTTGTAGGTGCTCACCTGCTCGATGTAGTCGAGTTTGTTGATGAGCGTTACCGATGGCTTGTCGCCGGTTTTCACGGCGGCTGTGCCGGGGGCCTGCTTGTGACGGGTCGCCCATTGTGCCGCACCGCGAACACGACCTCCAATCGCCTTGGCGGCGTTGATCCACGAGCCTTTAGCGAAACCGACGTTTCTTTTTCGGCGGGCGATGTAGTTGTCGAGTGCCTGCGCGCTGGTGACGATCTGGGCCGGTTTCATGCGCGTCACCTCGCCACGGACGTTGCGGCTTTGGTGGTGGAGTTTCGGATCCAGCCGGCCGACCGATAGGTCCTTCCAATTTGAATTCGACGATTGGAGCGCCTTTTCGGCCCGCGAGAACCTCCGGTTCTGGATGTTTGCCCAGAATCGGTCCGCCGCGGCCGGGTCGAGCAAGCGCATGTTGTCGTAGGCTTCGGATGGCAATGCGAACACCAGGCCGATGTCCTGTCCCACCGATTGCTCGCCGCGCTTTTTCGCCTTCTCGGAAAACCCGAATGGCCGGGTGTTGCGGGCGAGTTCCACGGCCAGCCCGCGGGCTTCCTGTTTCACCAGGGATTCGAGCGTGCGCCCCACCTTTTCCGGGTAGCGGTTGAGCAGGCGGGCCACGTCGCTGCCGCCCTTGAGTTTGGCCGTGAAGCGGATGGAGTCGTCACTCATCGGTG